TAGAACGCCGACCGTTGGGACAAGTGCACCGATCTCAGCAGCGTGCGGCAAGAAGCCGATGCTGGCGATAACAGTGGCAAGACCTGAATAGGTTGACTGTTCAGAGATACGTGCAAGAATCCAAGACGTAATATTATTCATACTTAACTCCTATTAGCTGACGCGCGCCGCTTGGAAGTGCATACCATCTTTGCTTCTGCCCGACCAAGAACCACCCCAAGTCCAACCTTCGTCCTCGAAGGCACGTAGAACTTGGGGCACTTTTGCGAAGTGCGGATCTTGGTCGTGAAACCAATTCCGGGGGGCGTCAAGGTCAATAGCACACCCATATGCGTGCATTGACAATACGTTACCGCCGCGCATTACACGATAGTTATATGACCCTGAAAAGACAGAGACGCCCCAATCGTCGATTATTTTTTGATTTTTGCCAGATGCAAGCCATATTGCGTCAAAAATCCGTGACAAACTGTCCGCGCATTTTTTATGTATGGCAATTGACGTGATCGGCTTGCCAGCAAATTGCATTTTAAACGGCGGGCTGATTCGAACAAGGTTAGCTTTTTCCCACTGCGCTGATGCGCCGCCGTTACGACCGCGAGGATTGCCATAGAACGCATCGCACTGTGATTGAAGAGGCCAGGTCATCGGTCTGCCTTTTGAGAAATGAGATCTTGAATACGATCTAATTTAGAAAAGATCGCATTGAGCGATGTATTGAACTCATCGCGCGTCACATAGCGGCCAGCGACAAGCACTTCAATTGACGCGACCTTATCGACAAGCGCCTTGTCAGCCGTCTGAAGATCCTTTAATGACCCCCATATCGTGTTAAGCACCCATCCAAAAGTGACGCTCACTATCGCCGTGGCGACGTTAAAAAAGAACTGATATTCGCTCATTTTCATCTCGCCATTGCGTTACGGTTTTCAGGAGCCATCACATTTCCAAAAGTAACCGCCCCCGAAATCGCTGGCGGTATAACTGTCTTTTTAGTTGCTGCTTTACGAGCGCGAATATTTTCGACGCCTTTTTCAGTGGCTTTAGAATATTCTTGCGCCGCTGTCAGAGCTTTCTTAAACTCAGCAGGGTCAAGCATCTGCATACCGATCTCGGTAGCGAGCTTTTCATCTATCTTACCAAGCGAACGTTTGACGACTGTATTAGCAATAGTCCACACACGGTTAAGTAAGTTAAGATGTGAAATAGACCCAAGTTTGCTACTTGCTAATTCTTCAGCCGATGGCGTCGCTGCTTTACCAAGATCCGCTTGTTCTTTAGAGAGCTTAGATCGACGAAACTCGTCACGAACGTCATTAACAACTTTCATTTCTTCAGGGCTAAAAACGTCTTCTAGTTTATCAAAAAACGTTTGCCCCGTAGCTTTTTTAATTGTCTTAGGTGCTTCTTCAACAGCACGCGCAAACATACCGCCGCGTGTAGCGCCCTCAGTAATTGGCTCCGTAAGCGCTTTTTGAAGTTGTTGTGCTACTTGCATCTTATTGATCGGTTGACTTTGAGCCGCATATTTTGATCTTGCCGTCTCATATTCAGGAACTTTTTTAAGCTCCTCAATAAATTTTTCTCGAGTGCTTTTTATTGCGCCCGCTTCAGCCGCGCCTATGCCAAACTGTTCTGGATCACGAATCATATCATCCAGCGCTAATTTCACCGTATGCAATTTAGCCATAGGCGTCTGTGCGCCACCACGCTCGGCGGCGATATTATCTGCTATGCTAACTGCTTTTTTCATCGACGGGCGGTTTAATAATTCTTCAGGTATTTCTGGCGCGGCTTGTTTAAATGCCTCAACATAATTTTTCTTTGCCTCAACATCGCGGACAGTCTTAGCAAATTCTAATTGTTCAGGTGTTCCCGCAATTCGTCCAAGTTCAGCAGCGCGTGCTTGCTCTTGAGCCATAGTAGCGGCGCGTGCTTCCTGCGGCACTTGTTTCATCGCCGCCTGTGCAAACGTTTGAAGCTGCGGCGCATTAACGTCAGCTAGTGCTTGCGGCACGGTCATGCCGGGGCGTGCAGCCGCAAGAGCATTAATAGCCCCCGGCGTCTGAGCGCCAAGCGTTTCCATATACGCCCGCGCTTTAGGTGCAAAAGCATTGCGAGCCATTGGATATGCGTGTTCCGCTAATGTATATGGAATAGCACGAAGCGGCGCAGTAACCGCGCCAGCTCCTGACAAATTTAAAGCCGTTGAAACAGGCGCTTGTTGAAATGTCTGAAGAGGTGATTGAAGAAAACGGCCAACGCCACGCGCTACGCCCGATAATGTTTCAGCCGGATTAGCCACTGCTTCAGAAACATTTTGTAATGTCTGCAACGGATTTGTTGCCGCAATATACGCGCCTTGCCCGATGTTCATGACATCTTGAGGCACATTACCAAGCGTTGTGTCTATGTAATTTAATATGCCGCGAGGCCCCGGCATACCTTCATACCCTGCCGCGCCATGTTGCGCTGCTAATGTTTCATAATCTGGAGCTTCTGTCGCGCCGCCATGTTGCGCTGCTAATGCGTCGTAGTCCATCAAAGCCCCGCAGCTTTACGGAACGCGTCAGCGCTCGCTTTATCTTTGAATGTGTATGTCTTACCATTTGGCGCAGAGACTGACAGACCGCCTGATGGCGCAGCCGTTGCCGGCGCTGCTTCTGTAGGTTGTTCAAACCCAGCATATTTGGATAGAACTTGTTTAACCTGGTTCCATGCCGCAAGACGCTGATTAGCTGGAATAGACGGGTCGTCAAGATTACCAAGTGTTGATTGAATGAAATTACGGTCTTCGTTTGATATACCCGCGCCGAGTTTACCATTAAGTTTCTTGAGAATAGCGTCATTAACAATGGTCTTGATCTGTGCGATCTTTTCCATACCTGGCGTAGCTTCGCCAGTAAGATAGCCAACGGTTCCGGCTATAAGCGATTGAAGACCGCCGCTTGTTGACCCCATGATAAGTTTAGAAATTTTATCTTCGCCTGTCTTAGGATCGTAACCTGCCGACTCAAGTGTATCTTTACCAAACTTTTGATTATTCGCTTCGACACTGCCGACAGGATACTCAGGCGCGGGCATAACTGGCGCTGGCATACGAGCAACAGGCATTTGTGGTTGCGCTATAACACCAGCAGGAGGCCCGACAGGCGTTGCTGGCGTGACAGCATTAGCGCCCGTAACTGGTGAAACCATAGCGTTCTGAACTGGGCCTTGACCACCATATACGGCGTTAAATTTATTAACATATGCTGGTGTAGTTGTGCCAAGAATATCGGCGCGATTACCAGCTTTAGCTAATGGTTTTCCAGAGAACCAAACAGACGCGGCGTCTTGAGCCGAACCATATTTCGCAGCATTACGCGAAAACTGATCTTCAAACACGCGTTCTTGTGCTTCAGGGCTATTTAAAAATTGTTGCGGCGTCAAACTGACGCCAAGTGCCTGCTTTGTCCATTTAGGAATATTTTCACCCATAACTTGATATTTGCCATGCGCGCGGTCGCCTGACTTAGTAACTGGACCAAGCGCGCCATAATCACCGCCGCTTTCAATGTTGGATATAGCAGCCTTTGCGGCGGGCATGTTAATACCGCCTTGAAGCATTGATGGCGTGACGGGCGTAAGTTGTCCGGTCGTTTCATTTTGAAGAAACTGACCTTTATCGCCAAGGTCAACAATTTTTTGTTTGCCCGGCGCAGTAACTTCTGTGCCGGGCACAACTTCAGCGCCGCCTTTACGTCCAACACGAATAAAACGTGACGTATCGCCAAAATGCTGTTGAAGAATCTGTTCTTTATCATCTGAGGCTTTAGCCATCAGATCGCGGATATGCTCAGGATCAAATTCTTTTTTTACAATGCCTTCGACGCCAGGATACGCCGCTGTCGCAGCTTGACGCCAAGCAGGCCAAGTTTCTTTTGTAACCGCAGGAAGAAGATTAACAAGCGCGTCGTAATGTTTGGCCGCGCGCTCTTGTTCTTTAGCCGCCGCTTCTTTAGTAGCTTGGT